CGCGCCGGCCTCCAGTGGCATCAGCTGCGCGCCATAGGGCGCGGCCAGGCCCGCCACGACCCGGCTGGCCGGCCTGGCCAGGGTGACGCTTCCGTCCGTGACCATCCGGTCCGGATGGGCCGCGCCATCCGTCTTGAGCCGGATGACCTCGCCCTCCAGATGGTCCAGGCCGTTCAGGGTGAGGGTCGGCGCGTCGTCGTAGGTCAGGGCGCTGTTGGCATAGATGGCCAGGGCCTGGTCTTCCCCCGGCTCATGCTCGGCGGCCAGGACCTCGACATGGCGCTGCTCGGCGCCATTGATCAGACGCCGGACGATCAGCCAGACATCATCGCGGCGACCGTCTGGCGAAGGAATGACGGCCACCGATTCCACCGCCCCGCCCAGGCTGTGACGCCGCCAGGCCAGGACCTGCTGCTCCAGGTTCAGGGTCAGGGCCTGCAGGCTGCCATCGTCGCAGACACACCAGATGGACTCATGGGGCGTCTGCTGCCAGGCCATGGCGATGACCGGCGGGATCAGGCCGCGGTGGCGGTTCAGATCGAGGGCCTCATAGCCGTCCTGTCCGGGAACCAGCAGCCTCAGGCGCCGGCCCAGCTTCTCGACAAACACAACCCCGGCCCCGACCAGGACCGGCTCGACCCCCAGGCCGCCCCAGGCGGTTTCGGGGTTTTGCTGGGTATTGCCGGGGCCATAGGGCTGCTGGGTCGTCTGCTGGCGCAGGCTGTGTTCGCCGCCATTGGTGCCGATCAGCAGCACGGACCGGGTGGGCATGACCCATTCCACCGGATTGCCCTGCACTGACTGGATGGACAGGATCACGGCGCAGTCGGCCAGCACCTCGCCATGGACCCGGGCCTCGAAGTTGGCGAAGTCGCCGGCCGTCGACTGCCAGACCTGCTGACCCCGAAACCAGCTCAGCCGCTCGCGGAAGAAGCAGACATTGTCCGGCCAGCCGGCGGCCGCCGACCAGGCGCCATGGGCCCAGCGATGGGTCGGCTGGCTGGCCAGCTGTTCGGGCAGGCGGGCGAGGACCACGCCGCTGGCCTGGGTCGGACCGGCCACGGCGGTGATCTGCAGATGGCCATAGCCCGCATGCAGAAACTCCCATTCCACACCGATGGAGCCGACGGCCCCGTCGCCCTTCTGCTCCTCGCCGGTGCCGTCCCAGCGGCGGCCCCGGGTATGGACCGGAAGTTCCTCGCCGCAGATGGCTGGCTTGTCGCCGGTATCCACGGGCCCCGTCTGGGTGCAGCGGTAGTATCGGAAATCGGCTCGCCGTTCGTCCCCGACGTCGGTGGTCGTCCGCACCTGCCAGGCCCGGACATCGGCGCCGTCCAGCAGGTCCAGTTCGAACAGGCCGCCCACATGGCCGGCGTCAAAGACGGGACCGCTGGCCGTCAGGGTCACGGTCCCGCCAAGGCTGAAGTCCCCCGCCGCCGAGACGGTCAGGGCCTCATCGCGGTTGCGGTCCTGGAACGGCCCGCCGACCGGCTGGAAGGAGGCCAGCAGCCAGTCCAGATTGCTGCGCCGGCTCAGGGTCATGGGGGGATGGCCGGCGCAGGCCAGATAGACCACATCGCCCGACTGCTCGAACCGGATACCGAAACTGCCGTCCCTGCGGGTCAGGTCGTCCGCCAGATAGGGGGTTTCGATCTCAAAGATTTCGGGCGAGACCCCGCCGGTCGTCAACCGGCCCCGGTTGCGAAAGAACCGGATATAGCCTGGGCCGAACTCCAGAACGAAGGCGTCGCCCTGGCTGAACACGAAGGGCGCCAGCCAGGATCGCGCCGCGCTGTCCTTGACTGTCCCGACGAACACACTGCCCGCCGCCCGCTGCAGGGCGCCCTGGACCCGGGGGATCAGGTTTACGCAATGGCTCAGACCCGCCTTCCAGGGTTCCAGGTCGGGCCGCCCGCCCATCAGGGGCGACAGTTCTCCGGCGTTGAAGGCTGTGATGGCGGGATTGGCTCGCATGGCGCTCTGGTCCTGGCTCGGGGGTGGGAAGGGGCGGTCAGGACCGGACGGTCAGCCAGTCACCGTCCGGGGTCAGTTCCGGCGGCGCCTCTATGGCGTTGACCCGGAAGGCTTCGCGCAGGGCCAGCTGATAGTCTCGGACGGCGGCTTCCCGCCGGCTGCTTGACTGGGTCAGCTTTTCCGCAAGGTCCGCCGCCAGGCGGCAGACCACCGCCTCGGCAAACAGCGGGTCCCAGGCGGTCACGTCCGCCATGCTCCGGACATAGCGGACGGCCAGCGGCGCGGCGGCGTTGGTCAGGATCCGCCCGTCTTCCAGGGCATAGGCCCCGCCCGGCGTCGCTGGCAGGCCGGCGACCTCCACCAGCTGCAGGCAGTCGGCGGGCAGGGGAAACTGCCGGGCAAAGCCGAAGGCCGGCGCGGCAGCCTCGGCCGGCAGCTGCGCCCGGGTCATGGCGAAGTGCCAGCGACCAGTGCGCAGCACCAGGTCGCGGACATCCTCGATCCGGCTGCGGATCCAGCGGGCCCTGTCGTCCTCGTCGTCCAGGGACAGGACGCCGCCCTGGCCCAGCCTGGCCAGGGCGGCATTGCCGACGGCGGTCAGGGATGCCGGCATCGCGCCGCCTCCCTTGCCGGAGAACGCGCGGGGGTCAGCATCCGGCGCAGAACCGCACCCGCAGGCTGATGGTCCCGCTTCCCGTTCCCGCCGTGTCGCCGGTCAGGGCCAGGTCATAGTCCACCTGCGGATCGGCGCTCAGGCCCAGCCGCTCCCAGAGCCGCTTTTCGATCTGGTCGATCCGGGCGGCGCTGGCCTCGTACAGGACCTCGGTCCCGGCCTGGGCGGCGGACAGGTCCAGGGCCGTGGCGAACAGGTCGTCATCGACCGCCGCCCCGCCATCATCGGCGGTGCGATAGATGCCGAGATCAAAGGCCGTGGCCCCGGTGATGGCGTCGCTGAACAGGGTCAGCTGCGAGATCCGGTCGGACGACCGCAGCCTGGCCAGGCGATAGACCGAGCCATTGTCGTCGGCGGCGGCCACCTGGACCGTCCCGACCCCTTCGAACAGCGATCCCCGCACCAGATGGGCGGGACTTGGGACCCGCGGCAGGGCGTCCCGGTTGCTGATGGCGGTGGACTTGGTGTTGGCGACAGTCATGTCAGCTCCTTGAGATTCGGGAAGGGAGGGTGGCCAGCGGTCATCAGCTCTCGGCGCAAAGCACCTCGACCACCTTCTTTTCCTCGGTGCGGGTTGCGCCGATGGTCACCGAGCCGGTGATCTCCATGGGGTTGCCCTCCAGGTCGCGGCGGGGTCCGATATCGGTGGCGACGTCGGACCAGATCCCCAGATGCATGCCGCTCTTGGCGTAGATCGGCACCCGGCGGTGGGCGCCCGACAGGGTCAGGCGCTCGCAATGGACGAAGTCGATTCCCAGGAACCGGGTGATGATCCCGTCCTTCAGGACCGGCCGGTCGCCGCCATTGTAGTCGGCCGAGGTGATCTGCATCTCGCCCAGCAGGGCGTCATGCTGGATGCTGTTGACCACGCAGAGGATCTGGTCGCTGGCCAGGTCCACCTCATTGGCCATCAGGATCTTCTTGGCGGCCCGCAGTTTCAGGACATTCAGGCTGGACCCGGTCCCGCCGACATCGACCGGGACCCGCTGGCTGTCCGGAAAGGCGGTCGTGGTCCCGCCCTGCTTGCCGGTCCGGGCGTCGGCCCAGAAGGCGCGGATGATCTCGTCATCGATCCGCCGGCCCAGGCTGGCGGTGCAGGCCTGGACCAGGGGATTCTGGGGGTCGGACGCCGTCTGCAGCAGGTCGATATTGTCGATGATGTCGCTCCAGTCGAAGAAGCGCGGATAGGCCCAGCGCCGGTCGACCGGCGTGTTCGCGGCCTCCTTGGGGGTGGCCCGGCCGGTGCGTTCCCGCGCCTCGGTGACGCCATACTGGTCGACGGGCGAGGCCCCCTCGCCCCGGTGCTGGCCGGTCATCACATGCTGGCGCAGTTTCGAGCCCCGCTGCTGCAACAGCAGGCTGGCGGTCTTGGCGAATTCGATGCGGTAGTGGCCGCTCAGGTCGGTCATGTCTTGGGTCTCCATTGACGGGGGTCGCGCAGCGGCCGGCCCGGACTTGCAGGCAGGGTTGCTCACGCGGAGCCGGGGGCGCCGCGCGGGGTTTGAAGTCGAAAAGGTCTGGTCCGTCGGCGGGCGGCGTCAGGCGGCGCCGGCGATCCGGGTGAGCCGGGTCCATTCGGCCCGCTCCTCCGCGCCGCCGGCCATCCAGCGGGCCTGCCAGGCCTGGTCGCGGCGCAGGGAGGCGATGCGGCCTTCCGCCTGCTGCGGGGTCAGGCCAAAGCCGCCCTGGCCCTCGCCCTCGATGAACCGGTCCTCGCCGAGGCCCTGGCCGATCCTGGCGAACAGGCTGACGGCCCGGCGGGTGCCAAGGCCCGCCTCGATGGCCGCCATCTCGTCCCTTGTGACGCCAAAGGTCCGGGCGCCGCGCTGGAACTGCTCGCGATTGGCGGCGAACCGGGGTCCCCATTCGGTCTTCAGGGCGTCCCAGTCCCTTTGCGACTGCGCCTGAAACGCCTGCTGGTCCTGCGCCGCCCGGGCCTCGACATAGGCGTTCCATTTCTCGGCCAGGGCGCCGGCCCGGGCCTTGCCGACGCCGGCCTCGAACAGCCATTCGGCGGCCTGCTGGCTGAAGGCGGCATCGGCGCCCGCCAGCTCGCCCAGGCCATAGTCGGCGGCGCTGTCCGGCCGGCCGAGGGCCCGGAAAGCCCGGTCATAGCCTTCGGCGTCGTTTTCATCCGCAGGCAGATCAATGGCCCGGGACTCGGGCAGCAGGGGCGGCCCGGTTGGGTCCGGCGGGGCCGCATCGAGGCCCGGTTCCGGGGTTTCGACAGGGGGCGGGGCGTCAGTCATCGGCGTCATCTTCCTTGAGATTGAACAGGGCCCGGTCGTCGATGGCGACCATGGCGCGGATGCGGTTGAACACCTCCTGCCGGCCGATCAGCCGCAGGCTGGCCAGGGGATCCACGGCGCCGTCCGGCGTCCGGGCGACCGGCGCCTCGGGGACCAGGCAGAACCGCCTCAGGTCGGCCAGCACGGCCCGGGCCTCTCCCGACCGGCCATCGCCGAACAGGGCCTGGTAGGCGCGCTTTCGCCGCAGCAGGGGGTGCAGGATCATGCGGCGTCTCCCAGGGGGCGCGCCTCGCTGTGCAGCAGGTCCAGGGGCGCGCCGCGAATCTCGGCCAGCCGCCTCAGGGTCTCCGGTCCCTTGATCAGGCTGGCGGCGGCGGGGTCGAAGGGCGCGATGGCCGCCGCATCCTCCAGCAGCCGCAGGATCGCCACGCCTTCTTCCGCCCGCTGGGCCCGGGCCAGGGGCGAGGTGTATTCCACATCGGCGGTGACATCCTCCAGCCTGTCCAGTTCCGGCGGCATGGGCGGCAGGACCCCGGAGGTGGCCAGGATGTCCAGCTCGGCCTGGATCAGGGGCGCCAGAAGCTCCGACTGCAGCCGGCCCATGACCGGGGCCAGAAGGGCGCCCTTTTCCTGGGACCGCAGCATGGCCTCGGTGGCCGTCATCTGCGGGGTCTCCACCAGGATCTGGAACAGATTGACCAGGAAGGCCTGGTTGATGACCTCACGGGTCTGGCTGACCATTTCCAGGGTGATCGGCAGGTTGGCGCCCACCTTCAGGGGCTTGACCAGTTCGGCGCCGTCAAAGCCAAGCGCCCCGCGGTTGAGCGCCCGGGGCTGCAGCTTGAAGCCGGTCATGCCGCCCTCGTCCGACAGCAGAAGGGGCGGTTCGGCGATCAGCTGGCCGGTGCGCAGCAGGGTCTTCTGCTGTTCATTGACCGTCTTGATATCGGCCAGCACGGTCATGGCCGGGCCCCGGCCATAGACCTCGCGCGGCGCCGTCACATAGCGGGCCACGGCATAGCGCTGGGTGCGATAGCCCTGTTCCTTGACGACCTGGCGCGCTTCCGGCGCCACATACCAGCTGGCATAGGCCATGCCCCGCCAGTCCTGCCGCGACCAGTCGGCGTCGTCCCGGGGGCGGACGCAGTGGATGACCTCGAATCGCCGGTGCGGCTCCTTTTCGGCGACCCGGGCAATGGCGGCGGGGGTGTCATCGCCAAACCGCCGCAGCCACTGGCGGGCGGTCAGCTCGAACCGGCGATGGACGGTGTCCACCATCCCCTGGAAGTTCTCGGAAAACCAAGTCTGGGCAAACGGCACCGACCGGTAGCGCAGTCCGCCGGCCTGGTCGTCATCGACAAACAGCACGCCGTTTCCAAAGGCCCCGAGCCCCACATAGGTCTCATGGGCCTGGCTGGCGAAATTGGCCCCGGCGGCATAGCGGGCGGAAAACAGCGCCGTATTGACCGCCTGCAGCCAGGCCCGCACGGCCTCGGGCAGGGGCGCCGTCTCGCCCCGGTCGTCCCGCCAGGTGCGGATCACCAGGTCATGCCAGCGCAGGGTGCGCGGGGTCAGCATGTTCTCCATGGCGGCGGCGAACCGGTCCAGGGCCAGGGGCGCGGTGGAATCGAACAGCTTCTCGTCGATCCGGCCGCCCGGGCTGCGGGCGCTGCGGCCAAAATCCCGCTGACGGGTCAGGACCCGCTCGGCCACCTCCTGGCAGTGGGCGTCCAGGCCGGCCCGTTCGGCCTCCATCCAGGCCTGCTGGCGCAGCACATCCTCGGCGCGATCATCGGGCAC